TGTAGTCTTCTATGCAGCAGTACACGAACCAAAGCTCAAATATCAAAGCGTGGACAAAGAATTCAGCGCAACAGTCTTTGTGGATGAGGAAGCTAAGGATCGTTTGCTAGATGAAGTGATGGTTAACAAGTCCTTCTCCCAAGTAGGTATCACAAAAACCAGTAAGCCACCTCGAAAAATTAAATTCGCATTGTCTTCGCAAGTTGAAGAAGGTAAAGCAAATTATGATCTGGTAGATGGTCTGTGGGGCTTTAACATTGCCAAGCCTGAGTTCTCAAAGAAAGGTTTGCCCATGAACGTCAACGTGATTGACACCGAGGGTAATGCATTCACCGAGAACGTAGGTAATGGCTCGGTAGTTAATTTGAAGCTGTTTGGTTATAAGAATCAGGACGGTCAACTTACTGTAACTCTGGATACAATGCAAGTTGTTGAGCACGTAGCTTATGAAGGTAAAGGTTCGTCTGATTCGGTAGATGATGATGTTTTGGGTGTAAGTTACAAAGTTAAGAAGACTGAAGCTAAGCCTGCTGAAAAAGAAGAGGAACAAGAAGTTCCAACTCCAGCAGCTAAGCCAAAAGCAAAAGCTGCTCCACAACCAGCACAAGACTTTGACAGCTTTGATTCAGAAATCCCATTTTAGGAGTAGAAAGTTTAAATGAAGTGTAATAGTTGTGGTCTTGAAAAAGACCCTTCTCTTTTCTATAATGGTATAAAGTCTGAATGTAAAGAGTGTGTTAAGACTCGGACTAAACGTAATAGGCAAGAGAAGTTAGCGTATTATCAGGAATATGACAGAAACAGGCCAAACAAAGAAGAACGGAACCAGCAGACTATTCAACGAGTGAATAAGAATTACTCTGAAGATCTTGAGTTTAAGCAAAAGATTCAGGAGACTAAAAGGGCTTGGGCTGAAAGAAACCAAGACAAACGTAAAGCCCAATATGCTATAAGTAATGCGCTTAGGGACGGTGATTTAGTAAGACCAGATTCTTGTGCACATTGCGGAACTTCTGAAAAGGAAATACAAGGTCATCATTGGTCTTATTTGCCCGAACATTGGTTCGATGTTATTTGGCTCTGTACAAGTTGTCATGGTAAAGAACACAAACGCTTAAATGAACTGGGACGTGATCCCGACAAACAAATCAAAGGAGAAACATATGACCGCACTGAATAAAGAAGCACTCTACACCAGAGCTAAAGCTCTGTATAACGAAGTAGTAACTCTGGAACAAGACCTTGAAGCACTTGCTGATGAATTTACTTTCCAGAAAGATGAGAATGTAAATGGCCTGAAGAAAGATATTGTCAAAGCAACCCTTAAAGCTGCTGAAACATATGTCCGTAACAATGTAGAGAAAGTAGAAGAGAAGATTGTCAAGGATCAGGAATTCTTGGAATTTTACAAAGAGCTTTCTGGTGAGTATCAATAAGATTTACTGAGGGGAGCTTTTTGCTCCCTTTTGTTTAAGTGGGAGAACGGAGTGACAAAACTAACATCAATAATTGACCTAGATTACGTAAAGTATGCTTCTGCATCAGTTGGTGAAAAACGTTCTATCATCGTCACTCACAAATCATCAGGACGTGAGAAAGAGTTTAATACACGAACAGAGTTCTACGGACGTGACAAAGCTAAGACAGGTGGTTGGCTTGGTGAGCTAAACTCTAAAAGAGATAGTCCTTTTGCTGTAGATGAGTTTGAGATTGTAGATCAACAGATTGCAGAACCAATTGATCATGTATTGCAGATTGCAAAGACTCAAGTTGAGGGTGATCTAAAGCGACTTGGTACAAACAAATACAAGGCATTCTTGGGTAAAGGTGATAGCTTTCGTGTTGAACTATCTACGCTTAAAAAGTACAAAGATAACAGAAAGGATATGTTACGCCCTCTTCATATGGATGCTGTAACAGAATATCTTGAACGAAAGTTTAAAGCTGAGATTGTGACAGGCATTGAGGCAGATGACCGATGTGTGATTGAGGCTTACAATAACCCTAATGCTGTAATTCAAGGTCTCGATAAAGACTATTATTCAGCTCCAGTAAGGTTCTTTAACGTCAACCGTCCAGATGAAGGTATTCAAGATTGTAATCAATTCGGTAGTTTGTGGTTAGACGACAAAGGTGATGTTCGTGGTATTGGCAGAATGCACCTGTATTGGCAAGTAGCTTCAAACGACACCTCTGACAACTATGCAGCTAATTGCTTCTCAGACATTAAGTGGGCGGGTAAATCAGCCTACAAAAGCCTTGTAGAAGCTAAGACAGACAACGAGGCATGGGAGAAGCTTAAAGGGGTTTTCCAGTACCTTTATCCCGAAGAAAAGACTGTTTTAGGGTGGAGAAATGACCCTACCAACCTTACTTGGGATTATGTCTTAAATGAGATGTTTGTAATGGCCCGGATGCTACGGTTTGAGGGTGAGAACTTGAATGCTTATGATGTGATGGATAAGTTGGGAGTAGCCTATGTTTAAGTGGCCTTTTAACAAAAAGAAACCTGAATCTAAGATCGAGGATATAATCAAACCAAGTGAAGTCTGGATTAAGGAATGCTCAGAAGGCAATACACAGTGTATCTACCTACCTTATCAGTATATTAACTGGTGCTATGAATACCTAGGTTCAGACTTGAGAGTAAAACCTCACACACCATGTTTCAATAGGTATGTGATCATAATGACTGGAGCTTGTGTTAAGTACATGGAAGACAAAACATGACACTGCCAACCCAAGCTGATATAAAGAAACGTGAAGACAAGCTTAAAGAGTTTATGAAGAAGCTCAATGAAGACGGCTCACCACAAGAAAAGGATGTTGTAGCTGTTGTACGTTCAGCCATCAGACAAGCATGGATGAGGTCTGATGTGAAACTGGCTTATCTGTACAGTAAGACAATTCCTGATATGGATGAAACAACACGTACCAAATGGTTAGTTCAGTGTGAGATTTGTCAAGCATTCTTTAAGATATCTGATATTGAAATCGACCACAAACACACAGGTAATAAGTTTCCATTTACAAAGGTTGAGCATTTTCAAGATTACTTCGATAATATTCTCATGGTTAGTTTTGATGATTTACAGGTACTTTGTAAAGAAGACCACCTCACAAAGACTTTGGCAGAAAAGCTTGACATATCTTTCGAATCTGCTAAAATTGAACGTGAAGTAATTAAAATCTGTAAACTGAAAGCATCACAGATTGATTCTTGGCTAAAAGAGCGTAATGTTGTAGTAGCTAAGAACCCGAAAAGCAGACGTGATGCTGTTCGTAAAGTGCTAGAAGAGGAGATGAAACGTGGAATGGACTAGCGTAGAAGAGGGTCTTCCAGAAGAAACACAAGCATATGGTTGTACAACAGACAATGTTCATGTTAAGAATTCAGATTCAGGTTTTCAGGGTATTGGTTTCCTAGCGAGAACAACAACCGGACCTCGTTGGTTTACAGAAGATGGTAAATTAGAGCTTTTAAGTATTACCCACTGGAGTTATAAAAATGACTGACAAGAAACTGAAAGTTGGAAACACGGCTTATACAGAATTAAGTATTCAAATTGGTTCACTGACTGCTAAAGTGGATAAGATTTTGGAACTTCTTCTTGAAGAACAGAAACCTTACACTATCAACCAGACTGTTAATATTCTTGATGATGAAACCTTTCGTGAGGAGCTTAAATAATCATGCTTAAAGATCGATTCACTCTTGCAACCTATATTGAGATGTCAGTTCAATACTATACATTCTTTTATGTATGGCTCACTTGTATCGACACCTCTGTGTTTGGGTTTTAGCTATGACTAACAAACTTCCTTGTCTAGTTCATAGGATTAAACTTCAAACTGTTATTGATTATTGGACTGAAGATTACCAAAACGATGATTATGTTGTTAAAGATACAGCTATAGATTCTTTGACCAATGAACTTGTAGTAGTCTTGGAGAGAAAAGAAGATGGGCGAGATTAGAGAGTTATTTTCTAAGAAGGTGGTACAAGCTGCTGCATCTAACAGAGAACCACAGGAAATCATTACAGACTTCCACAATAAACTTGACGAAGTGCTGGATGAGTTTAATACACTGTCTGTTAGAAATAAGTACGAAGTTGCAGAGAGCTTGTCGGTTATGAATAAGGATCTATTCAAATTGTATATGGATTTACGTAAACGTCATGAATTTCATTTGAATAATTGAGGGGAATTGGTTTGAAACATTTGATCGTAGCAGACACTCAGGCGAAACCTGGGCATGATTTGAGTTATCTATCTGCAATTGGTAACTACATTGCAGCAAAGAAACCTGATGTAATTGTACATATCGGGGATGCGTTTGACCTAGAATCACTTTCTAGTTATGACAAGGGCAAGAAAAGTTTTGAAGGACGCCGTTTGAAGGCAGACCTTGAAGCTGGGCATGAGGCTATGCGCTTGATGATGGAGCCAATCTGGAAACTTCAAGAAAATCAGCGTAAGGCTAAGAAGAAAGCTTACAATCCACGAATGATCTTCTGCACGGGTAATCATGAATACCGAGCTGATCGCTTGGCAAATGATCAGCCTGAGCTAGATGGTGTTGTAGGCACTGCACTGCTGAACCTAGAGCAGTATGGTTGGGAAGTTTATCCCTTTCTTAAACCAGCAGAGGTAGATGGTATTAATTATGTCCATTACTTAGCTAACCCATTCACTGGCAAGCCTTATGGGGGCAACGCACTTAGTCAGTTGAAAACTGTGGGTAAATCCTTCGTGGTCGGACATAAGCAATTGGTCGATGTCGCTATCCGACCAACACTAGACGGAACGATGCAGATTGGTATTATTAATGGTGCTTGCTATCCTTTTGATGAAGCCTATAAGGGTTATCAAGGTAACTTCCATTTTCGTGGTTTGACCATGCTACATGAAGTTAAAGACGGCTTTGGACTTCCTTCGTTTGTATCACTTGATTATATTATGACTAAGTATGGAAATTAACGAGCTTTACGTCTATGATGAAACCAGTCCTACCTGTCTTAGATGGGCTGTAGACATCTACTCAGGACGCTGGAAGAATTTTAAGAACGTAGGGATCGGTGATGTTGCTGGTGGACTAGGAAACAGTGGGTATTATCAAGTTCGTAAAGAACGTAAACTGCAACTAGTTCACAGAGTTATTTGGGAACTACACTATGGACCTATTGAACAAGGGAAGTTCATTGACCATGTTGACGGTGATAGAACAAACAACAAATTAAGCAACTTGAGGCTTGTTTCTAGGTCTGGAAACGCTCGTAACTGTACACCAAGGCATGACAACACTTCAGGGACTGTAGGCGTCACACTATGTATAAATACGCTAAGAAGTGGTAATAAAGCCTTCCTCTGGAGAGCCTTCTGGACTGACTTGGAAGGTAAAGAAAGAAGTAAAGCTTTCAATATCAAAAAGTACGGTGATGAAGAAGCTTTTAAATTAGCTGTTGAGTACAGACAAAAGATGATTGAACAGTTAAACTCTCTAGGCGCTGGTTACACTGATAGGCATATGAACAAGGAGAACTAAAATAAACGATTTCAGACTTTATAAGCGAATAAAAACTCTTGAACAAGAGCTTGACAACACTATGAAATTGGTTCAAACTTAGACAGCAACAAGAAAATATGCTCGATCAAATACAGAAATTGAAGAATACTGCTAAACAGAATGAGGAGAGGGTTGATGAATAGTCTAAGAGCAGGAGACGTGTTAGCTATTGTGCAAGGTGGTTGGGGCTTCTTGCCTGATGACGAAGGTAAAGTTGTTAAGCTTATTACTCAAGATTCATATTTTGAATGGGAAGTTGAAGCTTATGATTGCACACTAAAAACTGAAGACTTGTATGGAATCACAGAGACATCTTTTGGTGAAAATCCTGTTGTTCTTTTCAACATCTTTGATAAACCTGAACTAGAAAGCATAGCTCGACCAGTACTAGAAGAACGTAAAGTTGGTAAGGTAAAGATGCAACTCTTTGATGAAGGTTTCCCTAACGCTATCCTAGAGATTGCTAGAGTTATGGGTTGGGCTGAAGAGAATAAAGGTTACAAACCTAATGACTTTAAAAATCTTCCTAATGCTGAAACTGAATTCTCTGCTGCTGCTAGTCGTCACCGAGTGAAGGGGTTTATTCAGAAAGCTCAAGGTGTTCCGGCTATTGAGCGTACAGATGAAGAGAGTAATATTGTTCATCTGGCTCACACTTGCTTCAATTGTTTAGCGGAGCTTGAGCTTGTATTGACAGGAAAAATCAAATGACAAACAAACGCCAAATTGGAATTGACGTAGATGGTGTGGTAGTTGATACTCTAGCCCTCTACCAAAAGGCTTCACCATTCCTAGATGATCCATTGGACTTCTGGCGTGATGAAACTCTTTATGACAACCTAGAGCCAATGAAGTGTGCTGTAGAGAAGCTAGAAGCATTGAGTCAGTATTTTAGTATTGTGTTTGTTTCAAGGCTGAAAGGAAATCATCACCGGAGTAAGGTATACTTCTTAAAGAAACATTTTCCCTTTATGACTGGCTTTGTAGGAACACACGAGAAGTATATTTTAAATGATTCTCTTGTTGCAATGGTTGATGACTTGGAGGATAATTTAGTTAAGTTTGATTCTGAGAAACGTGTACTGTTTGGTAAAGGTGAGTATAAAGATTGGGAAAGCTTCAGTGTGAAAGATTTCTGCGATCAATATTTAAATTAAGGAGAGTTTTGGTGTCAAAGAAAGAATGTATTAAGTTTGGTTATGCAATTGGTAATCAACCGGCTATGGGTGATCATTGGGAAGTCTGGAAGCAAGTTAAAGCCCAATCCAAACTTATCCTAGAAGAAGTGAATGAACTTGAGGATGCCTGTTCAGAGGAAGAACTTTTAGAAGTGTTGGATGCTTGTATGGATATTAAGTACCTCAACACTTATTTGGAACATTTGCTTGAAGCTTATGGTTGTAAGACTAAACTTGCTTGGGAAACTGTTTGTTCAAACAATGCACAGAAGATTACCAACAGCCTGAGTTATGCAAAACAAAGTAAAGGACATCGGGAATATGAAATTGGCGAAGAATGTTATGTAGACGAGACAACTTTTGAAGGTGAGCAAATGTTTACTGTCAAGCGTTGTTCAGACAACAAAGTAATGAAGCTGTTGAATCATGAACGTCCGGACCTCAGTGTTTGTATTCCAGAAGAGTTTAAAGTATGACTAAACAAACAATGGTATGGCAGCTTGATGTAAGAACAAAAGAATACTATAATGAATTAGTTGCTACAGGGTTAGCTTGGGAACTTTATAAAGATCTTCCGTTGAGTTGGGAAGGGTGTTTGGAAGAATTGGAGGAAAGTGGGGATGAGTGAGATTAAAGTAGAGTACATCAATCATTGTGGTGATGACCTGTCTGTTGTAGATGCGGCACGTTGCAGCTTTGACAAGAAAAGCGAATGGTTGATTGTGGATGGTCGAGTAGACGGTAAGCCAGAGAGTGGTAAACATGTTGGGGCTGGAGTCTACAAAACACTGAGTCCAGCAGATTCTAAACTAATTAAGTACCTTGCCATGCACAAACATCTTTCGCCATTCAATCACAGCTTCATTAGCATCCGTGTAAAAGCTCCGGTATTTGTAGCACGTCAACTTGTAAAGCATAAGTTTATGCCTTGGAATGAAGTTAGTCGTCGCTATGTAAAGGATGAGCCTGAGTTCTATACTCCTGAGTCTTGGCGTAAAGCTGCTGAAAATGTGAAACAGGGTAGTAGTAAAGATGAGACTGTCAACCTAGATATTATTGATACTCTGACAAACGAAGAAGGTAATTGCATCTATCGTCCAGAGGAAGTAAATAAAGCTGCTCTTGAGACTTATGATACACTTCTTGATCTAGGTGTGTGTGCCGAAGAAGCCCGCATGGTTCTTCCTCAGTCAATGATGACGACATGGATTTGGAGTGGCACATTGGGGGCATTCTGTGATATGCTAGTGTTGCGTTTGGATGAACACACTCAGTATGAAACACGACTGGTTGCACAGCAAGTAGCAGAGATTGTTAAACAGTTGTTCCCAGTTTCTTATAAAGCATTGGTGGAGAAATAAAAGGAAATTTGTATGGAGAAGTTTGACAGACAGATTGATGGTATATGGTTAAAAAGTTACTCAAGTAATAACGTTCAAGTGGATACACGAGCAGGTAAAATATGGTGTGATGTAACTACAAGGACAAACCCAGAAAGCGCATTCGTTAAGAGGTATCCTAAATATGCTAGTAGTAGGAATCTGTTTCCAAGCTTTCAGGTGTTCGCTGAGTGGTGTCAAACACAGGTTGGATACAGGAACATAGAGGCATCGGGAAAATATTGGCAACTGGATAAAGATATTATCACACCTTACAATCAGAACTACACAGATATTGATTGTGCGTTTGTACCTAATGAATTAAACAAACTATTAAATTTTAGGCATGAGAGAGGTGGTAAGTTTCTAATAGGTGTATCTAATCCGGGAAGAAATACTAAGTTCCAAGGGAGATTAAACTACAATGAAAAGCAACTATATTTGGGACTGTATCATACTCAAATAGAAGCACACAGAGCTTGGCAGAAAGCTAAGGTAGACTGTATTATTGACTCCGCAAAGAAATATAAGAACTCGGTTGACGAGCGTGTGATTGAAGGCTTATACTTGCACGCAAAGTTGCTCGAAGAAGATTATAAACAAGGTATTGAAACTAAAAGAGCTTAGGAGAAATATATGATTAATGAAGAATTTAAAGTTTCCAATTTCATCCAAGAGCTACAAAATCTTTACATGGTTCGCTTGGGTATGAGTATCAGTGAAAGCAGCCGCTATCTGATCGACACGATTGAAGATATTGAGATTGCAATTAATAATGATGTAAGTGCTTTCGAGTACTTCCAAGAAGATTTGGCTAATGGGGTAGAAGTATGAATTACAAACAAGTTAAAGATGCAAACAATATAGCTTGGGAGTCATTCATGGATTCACTGCAAATGAGTGGTTTTACGGTCGAACAAGTAGTTAAGCTAATGCGTCTGATTGACAATAAAGATTGTTTGAATGATGTGATGGGTTGTGTTATGGAAGTTGCATTTCTAGAGGGGGAAGAATAAAATGGCCGTAGGATTTAATTTGAGTTTGTCAGACTTGCTTCTCTGTGAAGGCTTTGCCCAAGCATTTGGTGAAAATAATAAAGAAGAGATTAGTAAGTTTCTTTTTAACAACGGGCTGGATGTTAGCATGGGGGTTGATGAGGTAGTTTGTAAGCATCGTAATCTTCGTGGAAATGTTGTAGACTGTCTGATGTACCAGGGTCATGAGCGTACTGGTGAATGGCTAACTCAAGGGTCGGCGAGTTGGGAAAATATTCTAGAACACTCAAGTCTTGATTTACGTATCCAACTAAAGACAATGGGTAAGATGCTGAACACTGGTGATTTTTGCGAGTATGCTCAACAGCATGGGATTCAATCAGATAATTAATAAGGGGATATAGGTTGGCACGTATTGAAGAAGTAAAAGAAAGTTATACGGTAGACTACCCACAAGCAATTGAGGCAGCTAAGAAGCAGACAAGTATTATTTGGTTTGCTGAAGAGCTTGGGGTAGAAAAGGATGAAAACGATATTCGAACTAAATGTACAGAAGGGGAGCGTCACGGTATTACAACAGTACTGAAATTGTTTACACAGTATGAATTGATGCTTGGTGGGGAAGAGTTTTGGGGTGGTAAGGTACAGAAGATGTTCCCGCGCCCGGATATCCAAAGGATGGCTACAACTTTTTCCTTTGTTGAAATTGGAATCCACGCGCCGTTTTACGACTTGATTAATAAGTCACTAAGTATTGCTACTGATGAGTTTTACTTGTCCTGGAAAGAAGATCCAGTATTGTGTGAGCGCATCTCCTTCATTAATCGGTTTGCAGACAGTGATGATAAGCTTCGTGTAACAGCAGCATTTGCTTTCATGGAAGGTGCTGTATTATTCTCAAACTTTGCATTCTTGAAGAGCTTTAACTGTGGTGGTTATAATATGATCCCACACATTACTTCTGGTATTGACGCCTCAAGTAAGGATGAGGACTTTCATAGCATGGCAAGTGCTTGGTTGTTCAACCAACTGCTGTCAGAGAAACAAGAAGCAAAAGAGATTACTAAGAAAGATGTTAAAGCACTATACGAAGACATTAAACTTATGGCAGAAGAGGTTTATCTTCACGAGTCACGGATTTGTGATATGATCTTTGAAAAAGGTGGTATTCGAACAGTAACTAAAGAAGATATGCTGCACTTTGTACGCAACCGTATCGATGTAGTCCTTACTTACTTGAAGGCTAAGTTGCTATTTAAAGACGGTCAAGGGGTAGTGAGTGAATGGTTCTACAACCAACTGTCCACATTCAAATATGCAGACTTTTTTAGCAATTCACAAGTTCAGTACACACGTAATTGGAACAAAGCTAAACTTAAATTTATTGGGGAGATTGCATGACACAGGGTTTTGAAGATCTTAGTGCAGAACGTAAAGAGTTACAAGATAAAGGTTTGATTCCAGACTGGTTCACAACTAACTCATGGCAGTTGTTTAAATCTAAGTATGCTGTTGCTGGAGAGTTGGGGGTTTACGGACGACACAAGACAGTTGCAAAGACACTTGCTCAATATATGGCAGGTGCTGAACAAGAGTGGGAAGAGAAGTTCTTTAATCTTCTGTGGAAGGGTTGGCTGTCCGCAGCCACTCCGGTGCTGGCAAATACTGGGACAGATCGTGGCCTCACAGTTAGTTGCTCTGGGCAGTATGTTGGTGATAGTGTGGATAGTTTCTACAAGAACCGCCATGAATCAGCAATGCTTGGTAAGTATGGGTTTGGCTGTTCTGGCTACTTTGGGGATATCCGTTCTCGTGGCACAAGTATTAGCGTAGGTGGTCAAGCGTCGGGTGTTGTTCCTGTTATCCTTGGGTTCTCTCAAGATGCAGCAGAGATTAGCCAAGGCAGTCAACGACGTGGCAGCACAGCATCTTATTTGCCCATTGATCATGGAGACTTTGATGAGTTGGTAGACACACTTGAGGCAACGCCCGACGGCCTGAATATCGGCTGGGTCGTTTCTGATGGTTTTATTGCTAAACTGAAGTCCGGTGATGAAGAAGCTAATCGTCGTTTCAGTCGTGCTTTGTTTGTGAAGATGGTTACAGGTCGAGGGTATTACTTCTTCGTAGATCGTGCAAACCGTCACCGTCCACAAGTGTACAAAGATTTGAATTTGGATATTAAAGCTTCAAATTTATGCTCGGAAATTATGCTTCATTCGTCAGAGAATCTTTCTTACTCTTGCGTGCTGAGTAGTATGAATCTTTCGAAATACGAAGAATGGAAAGATACAACTGCAATCTTTGATGCAACAGTATTCTTGGATTGTGTAGTAAGTGATTTCTTGAAGGCCAGTGAAGGCATTCCGGGACTTACTAAAGTTCGTAAGTTCACAGAGAAGGGACGTGCCGTAGGTTTGGGTGCGCTCGGGTTTAGTACACTGCTGCAAAAGAAACGTATTCCATTTGAAAGTATTGAAGCTCAGTTTCTTAACTCGGAAATCTTTAAGAAGATTAAAGACGAAAGTTTGAAAGCTTCACAGTGGCTGGCGGCTGAGTTTGGGGAACCAGAATGGTTACGGGGTTATGGTGAACGGATGACACACCGAACAGCACTTGCACCTAATAAGTCTAGTGCCCTTATTATGGGTGGTGTATCTGAGTCTGTTTCTCCTGATCCGGGTATGGTGTTTGAGCAAGGCAGTGCAGCAGGAGGCATGTTCCGTATTGTTCCTGAAATGTATGACATCATGGTTGAACGTGGTGTTTACAGCAAAGAAACACTGGATGACATTATCTCTCATGTTGGTTCTGTGCAGCACGTAACTTGGTTGGATGATCATGAAAAGATGGTGTTCAAAACTGCTTTTGAAGTTGATCAGAATGTAATCTTGCGTTATGCATCACAGCGTCAGAAATATCTGTGTCAGGGACAATCGATTAACTTCTATGTCTCAGAGGATGGTGATGAAGACCGGATTGCTGAACTGCACACAAAAGCTTTCTTGGATGAAGATATCCTAAGTCTCTACTATATCTATAGTCGTTCAGGGATTATCGTTAATAATGTTTGTGTCTCATGTGAGGCGTAGCTTTAAAGCCCCTTAATTGGGGCTGTTTCTATTTGGAGAAAACTATGGAAGATGTTGAAATTTGGAAGAAGCACCCACTAACTCACTACCTTATTAGTAATATTGGGCGTGTAAAGAACCCTAAAACTGGTAAACTCATTAAGTGTTTTGTTAATGCCCATGGTTATCTGGTCGTTGCTAAAAGAGTTACAACAAGGGCTAGAGGTGTGCATCGGGCAATGATGGAGGCGTTCTTCGGAGTTATACCAGAGAATTTGGTTGTTAACCATAAAGACGGGAATAAATTAAATAATATACTTTCAAATCTTGAAGTCGTAACCGTGAGTTATAACACCCAACATGCCTATGATATGGGGTTGTCAAAAGGAAGGCGAGGAGAAGATAATCATGGCAGTAAAATCACTGAGGCAGAGCTTTTAGAGATGTACCAGCTGTTTGAACTGGGGTACAATAACGACTACATAGGTGAAAAGTTTAATCTTCACCCCCGTTACATATCACTAGTTCGTCACGGCAAGAAATGGGAACACGTTTACAAGAGAGAAGGTAAAGTTTTTCCTAAGTCGTTTACTGTTGGTGCGTATTCTATTGTTAAAATAGTAGAAGCTTGGGAAATGATCAAGGCAGGACTTATAAATAAAAAGATTGCGGACACCCTCCAAATGGAACCTAGCTGTATTTCCAGGCTGAGGTCTGGAGGCATTTGGAAAGATTTTGTAGATTTCTACGAAGCTCGCTTGACAACATAATCTAATGTGATATATTGGCCTTATGCTCTTCGGGGCGTAGGGCCTTTTTATTAGGAGAGAATAAATGTTAACAGAAGATTGGAACCACCTAGAAGTAGGAAGCGTTGTCTATGCACTCAAACAGCTCACAGAGTGGAATGATTGTCACGGACACTGTATCTGTGCTGAGAAAGGTGATAAACTTATTGTACGAGGATTCAACCAACGTGGTGATCCTTACTTTAGTCATGAACACATTACGGACGGTAGATCATTTTATCTAGATAAAGACGAGTGCTCTACTTTCAAACATATTTAATCTTGAGGGGAATTTAAAAATGTTCTTACTATTCTGTTTACTACTCTACCCTTTCATGATAATCTGTATAGCACTAACTACGAATGACAGTAAAGATCCTCGGAGGAACTGATATGTCTTACGAAGATTTTAGGGAATATTGTATCAGGCTTATCATTCACAAAATGTCTAGAATGACAGCAGAGAATCTTGTTGACTGGATGTTCCCAGAAGAGTATAAAGATAAATACGAAGAGAAGCTTGTGAAATCTGATGAGTTTCTTAAATATACTACAAAAGTATTAGGAGAGTAAGATGCGTTACACAAAAGGTAGGTGGGTTGCATCCAACAGAGATACTTGGTCAGTAGATAGCGCTCTGAACAAAATTATCTGTGCTTATATTCAGAGGCTGTACAGTTGTCTTAAAGCCAGTGAGTGTCATGGCGTACCAATGTACTATATGAATAAACAGGCAGTGATTGAAGGGTTGGATGATGGATGGAACGCAGATGTTGATGCTGCTGATTTACTTCGACTAAAAGATCTAGAAGAGCTTCTGTGGGTATTTGGCACAGAAGAACCTGATATGCGAGCTTATGACTTCACTATCAAAATGATTAACGGTGAACCTAATGAGCGGGGTAATATTCCTTGTACGTTTGATATTCAAGGCCAAGAAGAACGAGACCGTTATCATAGAGATTGTTTAGAATATGAGAAACGTAAAGAAGCTGGCTACAAGCTCTTTGGTGAAATTTACAGCACATTGGATTGGTAAGGAGAACAATATGAAAGGCCCTCTAGTAGACATTGCAGCCACACTCTTCCTCTTAGCCACAGTATTGCTAGGTGGTTATCTCTGGCTCGACTGGAAAAAATCTCAGATTGAAGGTGGTGTGAGTGTAATTAAACAGAAGCAACAAGCGATTAATAAGAGTCTGAAAGATTTGGAAAAGTCTTTTGAAAATAGCGTTAAGACGACTAATTTGGAGGAATGATGAAAGACCATGAATTCAGAGAACAAGTGAATGAGCTTAAAGAGCTTGTGTTGAAGTTCAAAGATACTCAACAGTTGCGTAGTCGGTTGGCTATTTTTCTTGGTTGTTTTAAGAAACAAGTGGAGAATACAAAGTGAGCATCGAGAGGATCAAAGAAGCTATTGAAGTCTATAAGAAAATGACTGCTGGAAATATCATGGGGGATGGTCGTCACCGTGCAGAATACTATGGTGTTCAACTCCGTATTGCTCAAGCAGCTTATGATTTTAACGGTTACATTGTTACAGGAACACGCCACAGTTGTCCTATTATGCAACTACAGATGATTGCTATTGGTGATGATGTGCTTGATGAATGGTGTAATCCTGATGATATGGTTCAAGGCTTCACTGACCAATACGGTACATTCCACAATCGTAAAGATGCTTATGTAATTGCAAAAGCGGCTGGTCAATTGAATGATAGGCATGAGTGGGGTGACACACTTTACTCTGAAAGTTATATCTGACAAAATTTAGGTAAAAGAAAGCCCAGCGTCCTAAACGGATAGCTGGGCTAAATTCTGAGATAAGCTGATGGCGCAGCTCTCTTTGCTCTAGGGAGCTTCTTATATTTATTCTGTTTCTAGTTAGTAGTGAGGGTATTTATATTATTGTTGATAACTTTCTGATTAGTTTTCTTCTCAGATAATAATTGAATAATCCTTTGCTCTAACACATATACTCTTTGATCTGTACTAACTTGATATCTATCCTGAGTTTCCGCTAATCCATTAACTCTTTTGTCCATGTACTCAATATTGGAAGACATAACTTTAGCTGATTCTTGTTTGTACTTATCAAGCTTTAATGCAAAGTTACCAAAATCTTCTGAGCTTTTACTGTTTGTCATTACGATGGAAATCATTATAATCAGCAGTACTAACGTCAATAAATCTGCAACCCTTCTGATGATCACCCACCCCATTGACATTCCCCTACTTCTTTATTTTCCCAAACAGCAGTTCAATCCTGTCAATGATATCAGCACGAGTGTTTCTTACCTCTTGACTCATGTTGATAGCCATTGCATCCATTTTCAAATTTAACCTACTCTCAACATCTTTTAAATCTTCCTTGTTTACCTTATTCATCTGCATCACTAAAACTTTTTCTTCTAAAGTTTTGAAGTCGGCTCGTTGATACTGATAAACAGTGAAGAGGATAGAAAACAGAAGCGCAAGCAATGCAATAGCACAACGTTCCATTAAGTTATTAATACGATGCCCAGCATCACTTGGGTTTGACATTATACAATTCCTTTTGCTTGTCTCTATTCTTTTTGATTGCGTCTAACTGTTTCTGATACATACTGATGCAAGACACATTTTTGTTCTGAGCTTTAGCTAGATCAATAAGACTCTCACCAGCAGGGGTTGCCTTACATGGTCGCATCAACAATGCGTCACTTGGTCCGACATACGTCATCTGTGGGGAAGGAGTCACACCACCCAAGTTTGAGCAAGCTTGTAATGTTAGGACTAAGAATCCCATCATCAGGCAAGACATTAGTTTCATGGTTAATTATCTCTTGTTTGACTGAAGGCTTAGTAGCCGTAATAACTTTTAGCTTATCAAATTTATCAGATACAGCATCAACTTTAGTTTGAAGGTCTTTCTTGTCTGTTTCAACTTCAACTACTGAGGTGTCATCAATCTTACAAGAAGAATCCTTTAAGTTAAGGGAGTTTTTATATCCTTCAGCCGTTTCATTGGCAGTCTTAAGCTGAGCTACTGCTACGGCCTTATCATTGCTCAGCTTATACGAAAGGTAGCCAAACCCTGCTGTTGAAGCCAGAAGAGCTAGGATGATGTACAGAGTGGCACCAGAGAAGATATTACTGAACATTGTCCTTATCCTCTTCTGGTTGCCAAAGCTTATGTTGCTTGATCATCCTGAAGACAGCAGCAGATACGTTGAGCACGAACATGGATACGCCGTACGCAGCCACAGACATTGTAGGCTCAAGAAGGGAGAAGAATGGAAGAATGATTTCAACCAATGACAACAGAGCAGACAATACAGTGGTCCAAAAGGAATAAGTTTTGAGAACTTTTTTCCAATTGGGTACGAGGGTTAGTTTAGTAGGAGTAGATGACAGAGTAGAAGTGATTGTTGCTTCAACAGCTGTATCTTTTGTGATGGGTGTTACAAGGTCTTCAACTTTTACATCTTTCATTGTTATATCTGCCTAGGAGAGAAACAAATCCCTCTCTGCAATTCGTCTACAGGTTAGTCCAGCCAAAACTTTACCACCAGCTTTGTTCCAACGTTCAAACTCTTTAGATGTCCCTGCATAGTCTAGGGAATTAAGCTTTCTAAGTAGTGTTGAGGACTTAAGATTACCAAGTCCAAGATTGAAACTAAAACTAACAAGAGCATCGAACTGATTTTGATTTAAAGGGGCAGTAACTAGGTCACTTACCCCTTTCTCAAACCTTGAAATGTCGCTCTTAAGCAAAGACTCTGCTTGAGTCTCAGTGATGGTTTGTCCCATTGAAACATGAGGACCAGTGGAACCATAGCCAATTGTCACAACACCAACAGAGTCTTTATAAGCTTTAAGAGACAAGCCTTCAAAACTTTTAATTAGGCTAATGCCTTTTTGACTAATATTCACTAGGAACCTCAACATGTTTCCATATTTTTCGTTTTCTGATTAAAGAAATAGTATGCTTAGAAATATTGAATTTTTCACAAAAATACTTCGGGCTTTTTGGGGAAGTAAGAATTTCTAAAACCTGAAATTCTTTTAGTTTAGATGTAGCATTTTCTTCACCACGAAATTTTCCGGGGTTTCGTTCTCTATATTCCTCTAAACCTTTGTGAATTGGTGGCTCTGATTGACGCCCTTTAGTCCACATATCGGCAGTATTATCTTTATGAGTGCCTAGAGAAAGGTGTTCTAAATTACAACAAAGTGGGTTATCACAAGAGTGCATAATCAACAGGTTTTCGGGTATTTCCCCGTTAGCTATAGTCCAAACAACCCTGTGAACACGTAGACCCGTAAAATCTTTCAACCCAATTTGCCCGTAGCCAAAAGATGTTCTTGACCTTGCTGTCCACTCAATACACCTAGTTTCGGGATTAATTTTAGTGCGCTGAGAAATCCGTTTAACAAGTTTCTCTTTGTTTCCGTCTATTTTTAAACACTCACTGACCTTACACATAAAAACCTCACAATTAATTTGAGGTATAATAATAGCATGTTACATCAAAATATCCAAGAAAAATATGAATCCTTGACTCTCGACAGAAGCGACAGCCTTTACGGCTGCCTCCTCTACACCCAAGAGCTTTGCAGCTTCTGAATAGTTTGTCATGATTATCCTATTCTGTTCCACATAGAGCCATTGAACCTAAGTCTTACAAATCCATAAGTAGTGGTAATATTCAAATTACTTGCGCCGTCAATTGTAATACCAGACCCTGTTGGGTTTATAACAATAGGAAATGAACTTGCGTTACTCTGATCTTTGATCACATGTTCTTGTCCAATAATCGGATTTGCAGGAAGTGCCGCCACAGTTGCGCCAGTAGCCATCCCTGTCCGAATATAGACAAGATGGCTTGGTAGAAGTTGAAAGTTACCAGTTGATGCAACATGAGTAGCCTGAACGGGAGACAAAGGAATAGCCGTGCCCCCCACAACAAGGGGGAAACTCCCAGCCAATGACCTGCCTAAGTCGTACTCGTTTAAAGCATAACCAGCAGTATTGTTATCGAAGTAAATACCCCAAGTGCAGCCATTACCTGTTGCATCTAAGGTATTAACATTCCCACCATAGCTATTACCACTTGCAAAAACCCTGTCTGATGTACCTCCAACAAGAATACCGGCAGCATATAAACTATTTGCATCACCACCCCTTCTTACGTTGTAGGCACTGATCATATTAGAATTGATGCTTGCACCAGAAACACTGAACAGAAGAATAGGTGTCTGTATTGAGTTTTCTATGTTGTTATCAGCTATGATAAGTTTTACAACTGTGGTCCAACCAGCACCAAGTGCGTATATAGCTCCCATGTTGATAAGCTGCAAGTTAAAATCATTACCAAAAATTTGCAACCCTACTGTTGGATTACCGTTTGTACAGTTTGTTACAATAGCATAATCTCGTGAACCATCAACAAAATTACCCCAAAACCTAACATTAGTTACTAAGCCAATGGCATTAATATACATATTGTTTTGGTTAAATGCACCTAAGTAGTTATCATAAACACTTAACCCTTCACAAGCCTCTACGTTTAACCCATACAAGGCGCCGATACACTCGACCATTGGTGTACTGACACTTCCTGTGGTTACTGCACGGGATGCAGAAAAGTACCCACCATTAATATGGTTTCCATAGACGTTAACAAGTTGAGTTGCCCCCGCCATTAAACTGCTATTACGTATTTGTATCGCAGCAAAACCCTCCCTTAACCCCGAAACCCTATTGTCCCAGATCATTGAGAGTAGACCATTATTTCTAATAGTTACCAAAGAGCTAGTAACTACGTCAATAAGAATAGGCGCGTTCCACAACATATTATCTTCAATAATGGCTTTTTGACCACCATTTAACTTAATATGTGAGGTTCCTGCTGACAAAGGGTCTGGTATTGTGGTTGTGACACCTGGGGTGTAGGAGAAGTTCCTTTGAAACCAAAGTCCGTGTACGTGACAGAGATTGGCGTTGTTTGCCGGGTTACTTGACTCTGTGCCCAACTCCAAAGTATGGCCGTAGTCAGCGCCATTTCTTTTAAGTTGGGTAATCTCTGCAACACTCCCATAAAATTCTGTTCTGGGGCGTGAGTGTAAAGTAGCAGACAAAAGATAGACGCCAGGAGGAACATACACACTGTTACTTGCGTCCAGTGCTGCTTGAATGGCTGCTGTGTCATCCGCAACACCATCCCCAACAGCACCAAAATCTTTTACTGAAACGCTCTCAGCTAACTTATCTTGTACAGTCCTAAGACTAGAGAGTAAAGATGAGAGTTTAAAACCTACCCTACTTGACCCTGTACTGGAGGATAGGTCAGATCTTAAGCTGTCTGTGTAAGAAGCACTTTGAGAACTTGCCACATCTAGCGCAGATTGGGTTGCAAAATATGTCTCAGGTCTAAAGGCCGCTGTTCCTAATGTAGATAAAGTAAGTTCTACAGCAGTTAGACGAGTGTTTAGTTGAGATTCAGAGTTAACAAGAACAGCCGTTGTACCATTAAATTGATAAGGATTACCATTACTTTTAATGTAGAAAGTAAACCACTTTGGTACTGGAGAAGAATAATATGTTGTACCAACTGCAAAATAAAACCTATTATCGGCAGTTAGATAATATGAAGATCCTGAAATTGCTGGAGGTAAAGAGCTGACGACACCATCAACATTTCTATCGAATAGGTAGGAAAATTGAAGTAAGTTTTCATCCATACCACCATTCCACCCAGACTCCCCATAGGCCCACCCATAGTTTACTTCAACAAAAGGAGAAGTTTGCTGAGTCATTTTAACAGATCCTTATTAAGTGAAGGACGTTTCCCATAAGGAAATCTTGTTGTGGAGGGGTAATCCCTTAAAAGTGTTCTATAGCCTCTCCACACAGAGATTTCCTTATTACAGTCTTTAGGCGAGTCTTCTAGTTTAAAAATCTGTACATCCGCTTTAGAAAGTTCAGAATCTCTCCAGCACCTTTCAGCATAAATTGCAGATTTCTTGTCAATTTCTTTTTGTTCAATAAAACTTAATTGGTACTTATCTTTATTGAATGTGACAACACCGCCAGAAAGAATGCAGTTTAGTATTTCATGTCTTTCCTCTACTGAAATTTCTATGGCTTTATCAGGGATAGAAGTATTTATATCTGTTTGGTAAAATCCACTATTTTCAGGGTTAATATAAAATTTAATGTCTTTCATATTAATATCCCACAGCAATCCAAAAGGCCGAGGCATTACCCGTAACCCACGATGATCCACCCCACCTTACAACTTTTGCTGTAAAGCCAGATACAGTAACAGCATCTGCCCCGTGAATTGTTGGGCTGGTTGTCCCCCACCCAGAGGAACTTCCCTCTCCTTGTAAGACGCTTAGACACTTGTTTGGAAATACTACTGGGAAAGATACAGGAGTGCTACCACCTGCAACAGCTACTGTCCCCCATTGAACGATTAAACCGCCTGGAACTTTTTGAAATCCAGGGGCGGGTGTTATAGACTGGTTTGCACCTTGGAAAGCAGCAGCAAGTTTTAATGCGGATAGCAAAACAACATCACTGGTTTGTGCCTGTGCCTGTGCGGCAGAAGCAACAGTAGTTTTCGCATCAATTTGGGATTGGTTGTATGTCTGCGCTTGTGAGTAAACAGATAGATTTGTACGGGCGGTTGCTGTATTTGTCAGATCAGACAGGTTTGCAGATTTTTGAAGGTATCTGACATCACTCTGAGTCTGAGTATAAAAGTCTGCAACGTTAGCAAAAGCAATTTCCCAGTAAGTGTCAGTAGTGTCTGTCACTGGGTTCTGGTTAATACTCACTTGCTTGGTTCGATAAATAGTCCCATCAGAGCCCATACAAATTGACTTAGTACCGCTTACGCTGTACTGGTACTCTGTAGTATTGTCCCATACAGGAATACCATGCTGGTTGATGTGTGCAATAGCTTGGTCTTGTTTGTTATCAATATAGTTGAAATACTGTCTTGGGGGAATCTCAACCTGCCAACCCGTGGCAATTTTAGAGTCGGAGGGAGCTAAGACATCACCTGCTGCTGCCCAGATTTTATTAATATCTGAGGGTTTGTTAATTTCTGCCATAAAAGTATTATCCTAGATAATTAATAAAATCTTTAAAATAAGGTGGCGAAAGTTCCGCCATTGCCAGTTACTACAAAATCACTATCACCATAATGGAGGCCGTAACCAAGACCATACCCATATGTGCCTGTAAATTCTCCAAAACCCTTAGCTCCAGGCACTCCATCAAAACCAAAGAAGTTGTCTCCATCATATTCACCAAAGTTTATTCTTACACCAACTGTTTTTGGAATAAGTCTTGATGGATAACCTGGTTCATTACTGATGTAGAAGAGGAGCGCTCTTTCAAAGTCGGTCAAGGTTCTTGATAACAATACAGTAATAGAGGCGTCTCCCTCTTCTGTTAATACTGTCGTATCAGTCCCGAAAACAAGGTTAAGTACAGCTAGAAATTCTTCTGGGGTAGATGTTGTAG